ACTGCATACTCCAATCCAGCGAAAGGATTAAGTTCTCCTCTTTGGATCTGCTCAAACTCTTCCTCGGTAACTCCGTAGTGATAAAGAATCATTTGGAAGAACTTGGCAATTCCAGGTCCTAACCATGAGGGTAAGAACCTAAGTTCATTTGGTCCCTCTTGGAGCTGTGACTGATAGAAGGGCTTAACCTTCTGTGACTTGATCAAGTCAAGAATATTGTCCAATTGGTATTCAGGTTGAGCCAACTTCTTTAATACAGCCATGTCCAATAAAGGAGAGGCATTGATTCTATTCTTTGTGGAATAGGTAGTTCTCCGTTTGTTTCCACCAACTACTGTTTTGGTAATGATTACGTTTCTACCAGTCTTGGGGTCGAGCCAGTCTCTGATCTCAGAGGCAGGACCCATAGACCACAGCATCAACTCCTTCCAGATAGTATCCCCATACTGAAATACAACGATCTCAGATGGATTGGTTGGGAAGATAACGTTAGAATAATAGGACTTCTTTCTGTTAAGTTCACTGGCTTTAGCACGAATTGGAGTTCCTTCGTTGTCCTTCTTAAATAGAATTGCTTTCGATAAGTCGCATAAGCGACATGGCTTATTAAAAGTAGTAGGGCATACAATTGGGGCTACTCCTGCTCCTCCTTCTCCTTTGCTCTTTACTAATTCACCATACAACTTGGCCATTTCTTGTTCATATCTGTCGGGCATATTAGTCCTCCTTTGTCTCTATTAGGATATGGATAGGTGTTTCATAAGAAAGTAAGTTAAATAGACCATTAACTTCATCAACTAGGGCCTGTTGTCCCGTTGGACCATAGATCTTTGTAGTAATATCTAATATTATCTTTTCCTTATACATCCCCGTATCCTCCAGAGTTCGGATCAACTACAGGATCCTTTTCAGTTCGTTTAGATCGTTTAGTTCGTTTCTTCTCGTCCCTTCGTTCAAGTTCTTCCTTCATTACTTCATACTCTTTCCCATAGACCCTATCATCTGAGTGTGATCTGGACAGTTCGTTGAGCATAATTCCACGTTGCTTAAAAGCATCTCGGGCAACTTCGAGCATGGATTCCGTATACTCACCTTGTGTATAGATGTTAAGTGCCTCCTGATATTCGGGCTGTTCGGCTAAGTAGTCATCAAGCATGCGTTCGGACACCCTAATCTTAGGATCTTCAGCACGTAATGCTTCCTTAAACCTTCGTCCTAACTTGGCTTCCACCTCCTTTAGTTGGATTTTCTGCATTCTCCTCTTACGAGTGGCCAAAGCCCACATACAAGCCCAGTAGAAATAGACTGAGGGTTGCTCTTTGAGCTCCTCTACTAAGTCATCTGTATTAATTGTAAGGGCTTCTTGAATTTCTTGTTCAACTTTCTTCTTTTCTTCGGGCATACGTCCTCCTTTTCTTTCTCTTCTACTATAGTATAACGTATGAACATCACTTTTTTCAATAATTAGACCTGATTTTGAACAGATTTTGTGCTAATCTGTGTAAAAATCAAATATTGATTTATCCTGCCAACACCAACAGTTAGTTTCCATATTAAAGGGAGGTCTATCTAGTTTAACCTTACCTGGACAGTCGGGATCTCCTCCTGACCTACATCGAGCTTTTGACCATGGGGTACGCCTTCCAGAACAGGCTTCTACTTCTATTATTTCATATACTTCCCCTTTATATTTCATATACTTATCCTGATGCCCTATTGCTAATTCAGGTCTGGCTAGATATGCATGGTTCTTTCCGACGTGAGTAAATGTCTTCATACAGCAATCTCCTTTAAATCCAACCAGTTGGGGCCGCACTTAATATCTGCCTTTAAATTCGATTCAAATGGTATAAACTTCTTAAAGAAGGTAGCCATCACTTCCTTAATAGTTGGAAGGATATTAAGTTCTAACTTATGGATATTCAGAACTATAGAGTCGTGTATCTCTAGGATAATAAAGGACTTTAGTCCAGCTGCTTTCAGGAAGTTGTCCACTCCAATTAGAGCATAAAGTAGGACGTCCCCAGCCAAACTCTGAATAGGCATGTTAACAGCCTCCCTGATAAGTCTATCGTTTAATTCATCCCAAACTGGGAACCTCCTATATCTACCAGTACGAGACTTTATATATCCATTCTTCTTTACAAATGCTTCAGTCCGCTGTATCCATTCTAAGGTCTTGAAATATCTATCGAAAAACCTTGCTATATATTTATCTGCTGTTTGCTCATCACATCCCAGTCGTCTTGCCAATCCATAGCCAGATATCCGATATATAAGGGAAAAGTTGATTGTCTTTCCAATTTGTCGGTCGCTGTCGGTAACAAGTTCTGGGGGCTTCCCAAATACTGCAGAAGCGGTAGCCCTATGGACATCTCCATTCAAGGCATCCATTAGGGCGTAATCCTGAGCCTCCTCAGCCATGATTCTAAGTTCGTGCTGGTTCATGTCAGCTTCACACAAGATGAAATCATCATCTGGTATAAAGACCCTCCTTATCTCAATGACGTCCTTCTTGCCCTTAGGAACATTCTGGAGGTTCGGATTTCGTGAGGAAGTTCGTCCAGTTACAGTGCTATCTACATAGAACTGGGTATGTATCCTATTATCCAGCGTCTTATAGTTATAAAGTTCCCCCAATGTCTTTGATTTTATTGCGGAATATAGTGAGTAGTCAGAGAGCAACTTACACAAATGGCTCTCAGCGGCTAGTGTGTCAAGGGTCTCCCTATCAGTGGAGGGAACCTTAGTCTTGTCTGTGACTCGTAGTGGCTTAAGCCCCTCATACTTAAATAAGACATCCCTAAGTTGCACATGAGAATTTGGATTAAACTCCACCTCATTGTCTCTCTCATAATCCTCCACTGCAGGATGTTCTCGTATCTCCCCTACGAGTTCCCTTATGTATCTGTCAGCCCTCTCTAGACACATATCCAGTTGTACTGGGTCAATCCGTATACCCTTAAACTCCATTTGGGTAAGGACGTCTGTGACAGGAATTATAAGATTATTGTAGGTTTTATAGAGTTCAGGTTCGGCCTCCATTTGTGGAATTTGAATTCTACGAATTCTCTCTGTAACATCTGCATCAATCCCACAATAACGATATAGCTCTGATCCTGTAACCCGATCCACCCGATCTGATAATGCCTGTTCATATCCTCCTACTTTGGTATACTTCCAAGCGAGTTCCTTGAGGCCATGGGACTCATTCTCATTTAAGAGATAGGCTACAGTTGAGGTGTCCCACACAGTTCCGTTGACTTGAATATTTAGTATGGCTTTCATGCATAGATTATCAAACTTTATATTATGTCCACACTTTCCAATTCTCTTGGATGGAAAGATGAGATGCATATCCGCCATCACCATATCCCAGAATGAAGGAGCACGCTCATCCATTGGAAGTATCCATGCTTCATATGGTTCAACAGAGAAGGCTATACATTTAATCCAGAATCCAGACTCGAATATATTTAATCCATTGGTTTCCAAGTCATAGGAGAACATCTTATACTTTCGTATTTTGGTTACCAACTCTTGCCATTTCTCCAAACTATCTATTATAATGTAGTTTCCAAAGTCATCAACTGACGTAAGAGACCCAGTTATGGCATTGGGTATTCTTCCAATATGATCAAAGAATGTCCTTGATTCATGCTGATTTCTAAGGAAGTAACTGGGATGGATGATTGGAAGTATCTGTATTCCATCAGAGTATGGCATTAACTTGCCTGATAACTTTGTGATATTCTTCTGACCAGTCAAGGCAATCAAGGCCACATTGCCCAATGGAACAACTAACTTTAAGTTGGGCATCTTCATTATGTTATTCATAAGTCGGGGAATACAGGCGGCAATCTCCTCCTTGGCTGGAAGTCTATTGTTGGGGGGTCTACAGGCACACACATTGTCCATGGCAAAGTCTGTTATATGGAACTTATCTAGTGCCTCCCTCAATAGTTTGCCTGCTCTACCTATGAATTGGATTCCCCCTTCATCCTCATCTGCTCCAGGGGCTTCCCCAACAAACAGTAATGGGGCGTTAATGTTGCCAGACATAGGCATGAAAGGCGTTTTTACCCCATCACAGAGGGTACAATCTACTCCACAAATGGGTAGTTCCTTAGCTTTTACTTTCGGCATCTCATCTCCTATTTAACTCCAAAGTACTCCCGTAGGTACTTTCTATAGAATCCAACACACTTTTGAATAGAATAGTTAGATTTCCCTAGTACCCTAAATTCATTTGGGTATAATTCTACTACCCAATTACACCATGATGGTTTGATATCATGATAGGCCCCATCTATATGTACTATAATGCCTGTTCGTCTGTCCTTACGCTTGGGTCCAAAAACCCAAGGTGGTAGTAAAACTTTATCTCCTACTCTTGGCATACTACTCCTCCTTTTACTTCTTGGGTTTCTTCTTAATTGGTTTAGCAATAAAAGGTCTACTTGGCATCTATACCACCTCCTTCCAACACTTTAGTATCCCGATCCCAGCATCCTGTTAGTAGGCCATCAGGATGGAGCACATACTCATCTACCTCTGTAGTGCTCTTATTAAATTCTAGTAAGGCTTGCTCGTCAATCACTCTAAATACTACTCTGATTCCATCATATATGTAGACGTAATTTGTGTCATATCCATTAGTTACATGGTGATGGAATACCAACCCATGTTTCTCAGCATCCTTCATCAGATCCTTAATGGGAACTAGGTGGGTATTATAATATTTAATGTAATCACTAACGTAGTTTGGATACATTGAGTCATTCTCAAGTGAGAGGTGGTTGAGTTCCCTGAAACATATGAAGGTTATTCCTTTACTCTTTATCCACTCAATATGATTTATCATCCTATCCCAAGAATCAACTTGCCCCTTTATTAGATTACAGTTTACCCTATACTCAACTAGTGGATAGTTATTGTCTTTGACGAAATACTCAATGGGGTATCCCCACTCCTTTGTCCAATGCCTACTGAGATATATATGTAGAGGATTCTTGGCTTCCTTTATCCAGTTTCTTACTGGTAAGGAACCATTAGTTCCTATTCCTACGTAGTGGATATTTGGGTACTCTCCACACACTCTTATAATCTTCTTAAGAAGACTTGGCTTTAGGAAAGGTTCTCCCCCTGTGAGTTTTACAGCAAACTTGGTTTCGGGATGGGATGATAAAACCTTCCTAACTTTATAAACCATTGTATTCTCTTGGGTATCCTGAATCTCTGAGAATCTAAATAAGCAGAACTTGCACTTCTGATTGCAAGAGTATGTCAAGATGACAAAGAAGTTCTTGTGATCATGTGGGAAGTCAGCATTGGTAGTTTTATACATCTTCTACCTCCTCCTTGCTCTTCTTCATAATTCCATAGGCTTCCTCAAAGTCTGAAGAAGTCTCCTCTATAGTATACACTAATTCGTCTATGGACATCGGATGAATATCCCTGCTTTGATCCCTCTCGATATCATTATAGAAGTTTACAAGTGAGGCCATTGCCTTACGATCTGGAGTATGGGTGTCATCGTGATATAGTTCTACCAACTTTAGGATACCATCAGAAACTAAATCCTCATATTCCATTCCCCACTTATAGTTTATCTTCTTACTTCTACTTATTATGTAATTTAAGAATTTCTTTTCATAAATCTTAGATAGTTCCTTGTAGTTTCTCATAGTTATCTCCAACTTGTCGTACCACCTGTAGTATAGTACCAAGTATTAGTGGCATTAGTAGTGGCATTATCATATGTAATGGTGTAGGTTCTCCAATTACTGCTAGTCAGCGTATATTCGTTATTCTTCTTTAGCCTATCTAACTCTTCCCTCTCTAAGTCCTCGTGTGTGAATGTTTTCATTTGGTGCCCCCATTGTGTATGCAGGATTAAGCATCAATTCTAGACTATCTACTATGGTATTACGCATTTCATTTAACCATCTTCGGAATTCCACATCCGTGGATATATGGTCAAATACGTCATCCTCGTGGGTGAATGTCTTCATTAATTATCTCCATTTACAAATGTCCTTGCAGTTTGTTCAGAAAGACCCTGATCTATAAGATACCGTATAAGTATTTGGTCTAAGGCTCTTCTATATGCCATAAGATCCTCCTCACTTATGTGAAGATACTTAGTAGATTTCTTTTCATTAGTGGATTCCTCTTCATGATTGAATGTCTTCATTTCTTCTCCATTCTATCCATCAGTTTGACACAGCACTTACCGCATCTGGAGGAGTCAAACGAGTTCGCTCGTTCTATTGTATCCCTGTATCCCCATCCCTCTATTCCATAGTCATGGTAGTGTTCATATTGGGCAATTACTACCCCACAATCTACACACCTAATAACAGGTGCATGATAGACTGGTTCTGTAAAGAACACATGTCCGCAATTTGGGCACTTAGTTTGCATTATCTACCTCCTATTTATATTGGTCCACTCCCTTGCCCGCCTGTAGTGTTAATAAACCACTTGAATTCCTTTGTCGGCAATGGGCACCAATCTGGTATTAGTACTCTTCCATCTTTGACATCTAGATGGAGATGTGTAGTATCTAAATTAGAACACTCGTCGGAATCACGAAGATAAGGGCAGTTATCACAATAGTCCTGTAGTTCTACATGAAGTAATTTAATCATTGGGCCCCCCTATGTCGCACCAGTATTGTAGTACAAAATATAAGATTACTATAATGGTAAAGGCTGCTAGATCGCTCATCGAAAAAGCCTCCATAAAAGACTACATATAAAACATCTGATCCTACTTTTGGCTTGATAAAAACATATATTACACCATGTCTTCATTTCAATCCCTCTTCATCTTCCTCCCGAACCATTACAAACAATACAGGATCCACTACCACTACAGGTGGGGCATGACGTATTGTAACGGCCATAAGATCTACCATTTCCTCCACATGAGCGGCAGTTCCCAGATCCTCCACAGGAACGACAGTAGGTAGGTCTGTTATATGAGGGTCTATCCTCATGCGAATATGTTCCTGGTGGTAGACAACCAGTAAAGAATACTGTGAAAACTACTAATCCAATCGCCATAGCCAACATAATTAGTTTTTTCATATTTATCCTCCTTATATTTTACAATAATTTTAAAGGTAGCAAGCCAAATAAACTAAGACTGCCGTGCCAATCACAAGTCCACCTGCTACATATGTTCCTCCACAGTAGGAGCACTCATCACATTGCCAACAACATTCGGAACAAAGGTGGCTTTCTACCATGGATTTCCAAGCATATGATATAGCAAAGACTGTGGCAATTCCCATGGATAAAACAATGGGTACTAATTGTTGTCCTAATGTCATTTTTCACCTCTTTAGGGCTACAGCCAACGACATAACTGACCAAAAGCACATAAACACTATGGCTATAGTGGCCTTGGCTGCATCTGGAATGGTAACTCCTGCCAGTAATTTAGGCAGGAAGTAGGTAAAGGAAGCTACTCCCCCTAACCACAATCCAAAGAACTTTACACAGTTTTTCATAACTACCTCCTCAGGGATTTGACAATCTTACCAATTATCCAAATGGCAAGTATGGTAATTACGATTGTCTTTAGTGGCTTTTCATCAATGGCATCCAATATCTTGTTTCCAATGACCTCTAGCCTATCAATGATCTTTTCCATATTCATTCTCCTTTCTTTAAATGGAGCCCAGAGGAGGAGTTGAACCCCCATCTTCTCGGTTACAAGCCGAGGCTCTACCATCTTGAGCTATCTGGGCAAACTTATTTTGGTCTACAACTACAAGTCCATGCTCCTACCTGTACTCCATCCTTGTTGGCCCACTCCTTAGTCATTATGGTTTTACAGAATGGGCATATTAACTTTCCCTCTGGAGGAGGGGGAGGTGGTTTAACCTCCTTGGGTACAAGTCGTATGATACCAAACATATTTAGTATTTCAAGTATTGCATTCATCAGTCTCCCTCCATGAACTTACATCTCTTATCATCCATTATTCCCCAGTGATCTCCACCACTTCCCCATCTCGCCTTACTAACTCGTATAAGCGTTTTGGGGACAAATATACCCTCATCCCCCTTATAATTTGGTGTAACGTCTGCTTTCAAATCCCTGTGTATTAGGATAACTGTATCGCTATCTCCTTCTATATCTGCAGAATCCTTCAAATCTTGGTTGGTTATAATCTTATGTATCGTCTTTCTAGGTCTAGCAATAAGTAAAATTGGAACACCAAGTTCTTCCGCCAATAGTTTAAAGTTCTGAACCATAAGGCCAACTTCTCGGGTTTGATCTGATGCTGATCTAACAAGGAAATGTAGATTATCAAACACAATGAATTTAAGTCCATATCTATTAAATCCTTTCCTGATGGTATCGGCACAGAAATCAAATGATGGTTTCTTATAATGATAGGCAAATAGGAATGGCATCTTCTCCAAATCCTTGTAGGCTCTTTGGATAGTGTCCACCTCATTAATGTGGTCTGAGTCAATACCCATATGTAGGGCAACCAGTCTGGGAATGATTCTCTGGGGTCTCATCTCCAACTCAAAGAATAGGGTTGGAACTTGGTCTTTGGCAAATAGGTAGGCAAGGTTTAGGGCAAAGCAAGTCTTGCCAACACCAGGCATTCCTGCTACAGCAATTAAATCCCCAGACCCAAATCCATTTAGTAATCTATCTATCTTACCCCATGGTAGACGTAACCCTTCTTGGTCAATCTCCTTGTGCATCATTCGATACATATACTTGGCAACTTCTTCACCAACTGTGGATACGTATTGAACATGGAAAGGTTTGGCTTGGTTGACAAGTAATACAAACTGGTCTGTGGTATACTTCTTCTGGAAGAATTCATTTACATCTTTAATTCCCATTGGGAGCATTATTCTGAAGCATCTCTCAAGTCCAAGGCGATTGGCAAGTTTATATGCCCCATCAACTCCAGCATCATCCATGTCGTAGGCAATAAAGATACGTGGGACTTTATCCAATAAATCTATCCACTTAGGATTGACCCCCTGTGCCCCAATGGTGGCACCAACTACGTTATGAATACCAGCACTCCATAGGGCAATACAGTCGCTTTCTCCTTCTGTTATAATAACATCTTCAAGTCCCTCTTTGAATACATCTTCATTTAGAAAGACAGATTCCCCTCCAACTCTAATGAATTCCTTCCCTACTAATGAACGCTTCTTAATGTCCTTCACGATACCATCTACAATGTAGGGATACCATATCCATTGGTTCTTCTTCTCCTCTGAATAACCAATCTTGAAGTGTTCAATTGCCTCACTGCTAAACTTACGTCTATGTAAATATCTTAAGGCTTCCCCATGCTCCAACAATGCCTTGTGAGCGTTGTCCACTTCGGTCATGGGGATGCCTTCTTTTACTTCAGGCTCGATACTCTTGAATGGAACAGTTGATCCAATATCCCCCAACTCTTCTTTTAAAGTAAGGAGGGACCCTTTTGATCCGCACCTATGACATACATAATACCCTGAGTTAGGATCAATATAGAAGTGATCCCAATCTTGGGACTTGCATAGGGGACAAAACTTGGTGACAAGCCAGGGCCCCCGCTTACCATTAACAACCTTATATTTCCAATTCTTTAATTTCAAATACTCTTCAGCATCACTCATTTATTCTACTCCTTATGTAGAAGGACCATAGTAACCATTAGCTAGATCCTTGATCAGATGATTATTTATACATGCGGAAATTGTCCTTCCATCACTTGAGTTAAACGTTGCCTTGAAGCCAGAGCAACTACTTTCCTCTTTCTTGTTGAGACTACAGAAGGCATCTTCACATTCACTAATATCAATTACTGTCAACGTTATGTCGGCTCTCTTGAATTTGTATCTCCAGCCAACTTCTAACTTATCACATGTCTTATGCTTAAACGTCTTCATGGCACCCCTGTTACCTCTTATCCCTTCTCTTCTGTTCGGCTCTTGCTTCTGCTTCCCTCATTAGGGAAGAGCCCTTAACAAATCCAATATTGACTTCCCAGCCTTGGTCTAAGACGAAGGACTTAGCATCCTCAAGCGTTGGAAATGTTTTCCTAAATCCAGGTTTGACAACTACCCCCTCTCCTATCATATTTTCTATTATGGTACATACCTCTTTGCCGTGTAGTAGTTCAGATATCATATTTTCCTCCCACACTTAGGGCAGTAATTGAAGTCCCCTACTCCCAACTCCTTGATAATATGGGTAAATTCAATACGTACCCAATTCACTTTTATTAGCTCCCTACACACCCAACAGAAGTTCTCTTTATGTATACAGTGCCCCATGTCGTGAATTTGTTTTATACCAATTTCTTCACCGCATTTATTGCATATCATCTTACACTCCTATCCCGTAACAAGTTTTAGATAACCAAGGAATAAGAAACCCCCAGCAATTAGACCAAGAACAATTGCTATTAATATAGCAAATATCCAGAGCAAATCCCTAAGTATCTTCCACATCTATAACTCCTGTGTTAAGATATACAATGTCCCAAGGTTGGCAAGTATCCTATGTTGGTATGTCACATTGTATCCCCCAAGGTACAGGTTTAGGGCTTTAACAATATCTCCAGAACTACTTTTCAACATTCCTGTAATAATAAAGTTTCCCGCCTTTATTGAACAAGGAATGTCAAACAAGTCTCTTTTCTCTTTTATAATTCCCGCAGAGATTAAGGCTTTCTCGTGGGACGGGAACATGACTTGGCATAATCCTATTGCCCCCCTGTCACTTATAACAGTGGGGGAGAACTCACTCTCCACTTGTATTAGGGCCAACATCAACAATGGTTTATTGGTTTTCATACACTCGTCTACAATGATTTTACAAGTGTCCTTGGATATTCGACTTGAATGAGAGTAAACCCATTCTACTAGGAGTTTGTGAATTCTCTCTGTTCGTAAGTCGGTTGTTACAACAGGCGGGGGTTTGGCTTTGGGGTGATCAGAGCCAAGAAGCATATTACTAATAGCCCATCCTGCTGCGGCCAATACTACGATTATTATAGAATATAATATTACTTGGTTCCATGTCTTTTTCATCATGCCTCCTTCAGGAGTTTCTTAATGGACTCAGGAATCTCTACTCCCTTGTATTTTAGTTTCGCTTCCAAATAGTATAACGCATCTCTGTCTTCCTCAGTTCCGTCAACGAATATCCCAGCATCAGGCGTAGGAATATTATATGCATGTAGAGCAGTCGTATCTTGAGATACAGGTAGAAGGATTTGAGATATTGGATACGTAATCCTACTCTTCTTAACAGTAAGATAATCTCCATGGGTTGTGTACTCCTTTGTATTGTAAGAATTGTGTTTCATTTGATAAGACTGATAGCGTTTAATTGCCCCCTCTGATATTAAATGATGGGGTTTTGGGGCAATCTTCATTTTTCTAAATGCTTGAAATTGTAGGTTGATAAACTCACTATATTCCCCTCCATTGGCATCCACAATTTGTCTGGCCTTATCCAGTTGTTTATACCTTTCGGATGTAGGATTGGGTTCCTTTAGGAATTCATTATTGTAGAAAGCCCTAAGTGCAGTCATATATAAGTCTATAAAGAATTGTGTTTTTTCTTCATCCGTCATTTT